AATCATCAGTAGTTGTATATGTGTAATCAGATGTTCTTTGGTTATCTACGTATACCGTAATTACGGGCCAAGCTGTAGAGTTTTCATCTTTTGCCTTTACATCACAAACTAAATTTTCACCAGTATGAACTAAATTAAAAATTTGACTTTGAAAACTATGTTCTACTGCTTTTTCCCAACCAATTTTTCTTGTAAAGTCTGTAGTAGATGTATATAACTGCACGTATCCAGAATTAATACTAGTATTAATAGATTGGTTATCATAAACATAGTTAAAGGTTTGTGTATTTAAACTAACCGAGAAACCAATGTCTCCGATGTTTGTAATCGAACTATACTTGATCGGAAATTTTAATATAGTATCATCAGAGCCTGATCCAAGCTGGTATTCAAATAAGGTACATCCTTCGAAATCACTTCCAGGATAGTATTCTTTATCACCAAAGCTATTATTATTATAATCAAAAATATCAAATTTAGGATATTGGTTTATGTTTCTTTTAAATTGGCCTTCAATCCAATTAATACCATCAAAGTGAAAGCTCTTACCTGCATATTGTTCACCCTTTGCAATAACTGTTTGTTCATTATAATAAATATCCCCATCTGATGTTTTACTTAAAGTAATTACAGGTAATCCATTATTAATTTTAGTTACGTTGGAAACAAAAATTTTATTTCTTACATCCAAATTAGTGTCGCCGGCAAAAATAATTCTAGCACCATCAAATAACTCAGAGGTAGATCCATCAGGCAAGAAAGAACGTAGTGATTTTCCTGCTACTTGATTGAGTGCATCTGTTACAGTAAAGTTAATATAATCCACCGGGGCTTTACCAACTGCGCCTGAATTGAATAACTTTATGTCTTTATTATATTCAATGATAGGTCTTTTTGCTCTGTAGTTTGGATTATTTAAAGCAGCCTTCACAAATGGACTGTTGTCGTTTTGTTTTAAAGTTAAGTTCAAAACATCAATGTGAAACCATCTGTTACTTCTTGCCCATGCATTTCTAGAAATACAATTTCTATTGATTGTGATATAATCCGGGTCAGCTGGAACTAATAACGCATTTCCGTATGGATCAGTATCATATGCTGAATTATCGAATGGAGCAAAGTATCCTTGGCCAAATGGTTCAGGAACAAGTTGTTCACTCACCGCTAATAAATTAATACTAGTACCAACACCCTCTACATAGTATTGATCTAATTTATAACTTTCAGGAATAATATTTCCATTAAATTTAACTTTCATTCCATTTGTAAAAGTTATACCATTTGGGCCAGTGTATGTTTTACTACCTAAAATCTCATTAACATTGATGTAAGAATTATTTGGTTGATCTATTAATTTAATCTTGCCATATAAATCTGGATTAGTGCCGTCCTGATAATACAATGTATCAAGGTTAGCGGTAATGATAGGCACTAACTGTATTTCGCCATATGCATTTCTTACAAAATTGCGTGTAATGTATTCTTCCCCATATATTACCGTAATTTTTTCATCGTTAGGGATAAGTCCGTTTTCTTCTAATCGAATGGTTGGGTCTAAAGTATCACCAACATATTTTATTTTATAGAAGTTATTATTGACGGTTGTGAATGTACTTTCTTCAAAGCCACCTTCATTAACTATTACATAAAATTTTCCGTTTGAATTAGTTGTGCCATTTGACAACTCTGTTACAAAACCGTCCAGTGTTGCTTTAATACTAAACTCTGTGTCGCTTATTACATTTTCAATGTAATATATTTGATCAGGGCTGATACTTCCAAACGAAATTCCATCAAATCTTACGGCGTCATTTATTTTAAATCCAGCAGTTGATGCGCAGGTAATAGTATTTCTAGTATACTGCATTGGATCAGAATCAAAATCTTCTTCATCATAATCTGTCACATCACCGGTAACTTGAGTTACTTCTATCCTCAGAGGAGTAACTTGACCCGGGTCATCGATATCAAATTCATACTGACCGTAAAAATCATTAACTAGTGCTTTTACTTCAGGTTTTGTTCCGTAAAATAATAATGTCTTGTTGTTGAGTCCATTAACATTATCAATTCGGTTTAGCTCACTTAATCTTTTTCCATGTACATCTTCAAATTTTAATGTAGTTACTAAATCAACTTTATTGTCCCCGGGATAATTATTCTCATCTTGTGCGTTCGATAACGGCACATCAAATTTCATAGTTCCTGATAATTCGCCGTTACGGTTCAATCCATATATATCTCTTGTACTAATATTGGATCTTGTTATTCTAGTTCCGGAAATACCCGGTTCAGTTTGAATGTAAAACTTTGTATTTTGATTTACAATAAAATTGTAGCTTCCGCCCCTAACTAATGTTACGACAGGATTGTTGGTTTCGAATTTAATTAATGGGCTTGTAAAATTGTAGTCGAGACCGGTGTTTGTGACTTTAAAGTCACTTGTTCTGTACACATCGTCTGTGTTAATATTGATAGCTTCAGGACCTTGTGGTAACCAATAGTACTGGCTATAATTAATAAGTTTATCTAAATCACAAAAACTATCCCAAGAATAAAATTCATTTGAGAATAATCGTTGGTGGTTTTCTGTGAAACTACCATTTAATTTTAAAGCATCAATTACCTCAGGATAACTGATTGCATCTATTGCTACTTGTGTATCATTCTTTTTAAAGATAACTGCAGGCTCTAATTGGTAGTCTGCTCTAGTCTTGGTAGGTTCGACAACATAACCATCTTTTGCATTTACACCATAACCAAATTTACTACCTATATAGCCTTGGATTTTTTTAAAGTTGGGTGGCTGCACTAATTGGTCTAGCGTTGCCGCTAAAAATTGTTCATTCGACGGTGATTTAAAGATTTCAGGAAGAAAATCAATTGTTCTAACTCTTGATGCCATTTATAATCCTAATTAGCTTGTTTGCAATTCTGCAGGGGTTAATGATGAAATCACCATGATATCCGTTGCCTGTGCCGCGTTAACAAAAATTTCATACGGAGCACTTCTAATCTCATATAATTCTCCAAACTTCAATGAAGGATCATTAGGAACTAGTACAACAGAATTTACTAAGTCACCTATCTTACTATGTAGATACGCACTCAATTCAGTAAAATAAAATGTGTCGCCAAAGTTCCAATTATCAATACCAAAGTAAGTATTCATTTCACTTAATACTGCTGTTCTAATTTCACTATCACTGGCAGTGGTTGATTCAGATTTAATAACTTTAATAGTTGCTCTCAATTGAGGATCAGCCTTATTACCAAACAAAGGTTTAAATTTTACACTATTCAAAATTATACTATCAGTCAACATCTTATAATTATTGAGTTCTGTATAAATTAAATTTAATTCATTGATAGTAGGTGGAGTAGGTTCAGTAAGTTTATTAGATGAATCTTTGATCCAGTTTTGATATTGTGTGTAGTAACTTTGAGTAACAATATACAAGTCAATAATATTAGTAGTAGCCGGATCTATTCTAGTTGTATTACTAGAATTGTGTCTATACTGAAATGCTAAACCTTGACGACCTGTTTTAGCTACATAATCTGTAATTAAAACTAAGTCAACAAAATTAGATGTTGAGGAACTTGATATAGATTTATAAAATGCATTTTCTCTAACAGCATAGTAAATTTGTCCAACTGCATATTCATATTTTACTAAAGCAATTTCTGCCCTGGTACTATAAGCAAAATTGATATCTTTATTAGATATCATTCTGTAGCGTGTCAATAAATTGACATCTGTGATTCGTTGAAAGAAAACAAAATGTGATGCGTTTTTTGTACCAGTTGCATAACCAGTCAAATCGTAAAAGAAATCTGGATCTTTAACAACACCCGCAACATTAGGATCAGTGCTTGCAACTTCTACACTGTAGTCATCTACATAACCGTCACTTTCAACTAATTGACCTACGACACTTAATTTACTATCGTTGGTTAAAGGATAATTGCTATCAGGCTGACTGTTTACTTTTAAAATACTAACAAAATCTTGTAATAGTTTACCAGTTGATGGGTCGTATATAACAGAATTTTTATCAAAGGTAAATCTTACATTAGCTACGCTACCAAAATAATATGCTAGTGAGCGATATGTTACTAGATACCTGTTGCTCCCCAAACTTTCAAAGTTTACAAAATAGTTTGGTTTATTGAACACATCTAACACCCAACGACTTTGATTGGCCAACAACCCATTATTATAAATTAATGAGAAACTTTGATTTAACGTTATTTGTGTAATGCATTCTTGTACTATGCTTGTAGGCAATAGATTAGTGAATGAAGGCAATACTTGAACCAAGATTACTCCATTTGGTATAGGGTTGTTTAAAACAACCGGGCCAAAGCCATTACCTAAATTACCTGAACCGTTATTGCTTCCATCACCCGCAACACTAGCAACGCTAGTCCAAATAAATGTGTTATCTGCGAGTGTAGGCAAACCTTCAATCAGTCTATTGTTACTATCAAAATAATAGCCACTAGGGGCGTTAAACTTTAATAATGCACCTTGAGTAATATATCGTACATTACCCGTACTGTAAACACCAATTGGTGTGGGTACTCCGATAGTGTTGAAATATCCAGTAGATTCTAAAGAATTAAAGCTGGTTTGATTCCATTTAACAATACCATCACCCGACGCACTATTAATACTGTATCTACGATAGTGTTGGGTATAATATTGAAAACTTCTATGACTATTAAGTTCGTTATTTAAAATTTCAGTTAAAAAAGTAACAACATCATTTGTGGTATTAGCAGTAAAGGTAGTGTAATTATCTCTGTTGTCTAAGTATAAGCCACCGTCATCAGCAAAATCATTTGTGCTACTGTACTTTGCACTTGGGTCTAGTAAATCATAGTTGCGACTTACTCCAACACTACTACGATTAAGCGCCTTACTTTTTATGATTGAGCTATACAAAATATAAGGGAAGTTATTATAATCTTCTCCGTTAACCATACGATTCTGGCTATAGAATCTTTGTGGTGCTCTTTGTTTAATATTCTGTAAGGTTTCTCTTGCTTGTGCATTAGAAACAGGTAATGTCAATTCCAAAGTAATTGTTAGAGTTTCAACACGACCAACACGACTTATATAATTTAATGTAATCGTGGTGCCTTGCATTTCTGTAGAATTAACTGTATAAGTTAATGCATTACCTGCACGAATGTATGCAGTAAAATTACCGATTGGAATTTCTCCAAATACACCATCACCAAATACATAACTAACTTGGTCATTAAATCTAGATACTACGCTAAAGATTTTTTTATCATTAGATATTAGTTGAGTGTTGTTATTGCTGTATATATTTTCAACTTGTGTCCACTGAGTGGTAGTGTTTGTTGTTGTATCACTATTATATAACCATGTATCAGTATTATTGATGCCCTGAATATTGATATCAACCACTTGGCTACTAATCTGTTCTAATAAATTAAAATTATATGTTTCTAGTCTTCCCTGTTTGAAGTACATAAAGAAACCTGAGTTTGGGCTGCCATAACCCAATCTATCATTACGATA